CGGGCGGTAAATTTGATTTTTTCTTTCCCGCTGTCTAATTGCTTAGCAGCAGTGCGAAGGGCCTCACGGATTGAGCCCGCCACCAGGACGCGATACACCAGCGCGCGGGAAAAATCGTCAACCTGAGTAATTAAGGGACAGCCGGAAAAGCTCGAATCAAAATAAATAAACGAGACAACCGGAGCCGGCTTGTTATCGATCGTTAAACGAGCGATATACTTGGCTGAGGCCTTGATACCGTCTAAGGCCTCCGGAGCCCTTACCGCCCTAATTTCAATCCTTCTAAAAACCATTTTTCACTTGTCCTAAAAACGAAAAAGGACGCGCCCGGGGTTTTATCCGGATGCGTCCTTATTTCTGTTTGGGGATCGTCCCAAAGGTCTAAATTTACTTTCTAAACTAAAAGCGCCGGGGTTTTAATCCGGCGCCTTATTCTTTAAAAATTAGTGAATGTCTATAGAGATTATTTAGTCTTACGCTTCCTTTTCGTGCCTTTTGGCGTTGTAACGGGCTCCCAAAATGCCAAGGCCACCCAGGAAAAGAACCGACAAAAGTAAACACAAATCTAACCCCGTCATCTTTCTATCCTTTTGGTTAAATACAAGCTCAAAAACGTACAAATCACAAAAACTACAAAAGCTATGAATACTTGCTGAAAGGCACACCAGATAAAGGAGGCCGCTGCAATCTTTTCTAGCAAGTCCGCAATTCTTTTCAGAATCGCAGGAGTTAACCAGTTACCAATATTATCTAACATATCGCTCCGCTTAGGTTCCTAAATTGCTCCGCTTTGTTACTCATTTTAAAGCGGCGCCGGTGCGTTAGACATTCACTAATTTTTAAAGAACGAGGCGGGTTATTCCTAACCTGCTTTTTAGTTTTATAAATCCACTCGAGAGAATGAACTTATAGAACCCGGCCCGGATTTAAGGAGGCGGCCGGTGTCCTCCGGTGCTGCCTAGGCGTTAAAAGCAGCTATCACTTCACGGCGCCGGGCGGTTGGTTTTAGGCACCTGGATTCAATTGGAGCCGCTGTATTTTCGGTGTCAATACGCAGCCAAGTAATCAGGCGCCCGGTGCTGTAAACCTCGTAACGGTATTTACCGATAGTGAAATCATCTAACATGTCCGATCCTCCTAAACAGCCATGGGCATAAGCGCCGCGGTTATTCCGTGCGAGCCGGTTTGAATAACCAACGGACCACGGCGGCCGCCGGGAGTTGCAACCCAGTCGATTTTTATGCTGTTACTTATTCGGTTCAATGAACCGGCGCCGGCTGCTTTTAATATTGACTCGATTAAATTCAGGTATTGGGGTGCATAGAATCCGAATTCCTGATCTTTTTCAGTCGGAGTAAGAAACTTTTCAATAGAAGCAAAGAATGATTCCGGGAGTCTAGGATCAGGGTCATACATATTGAACCGAGAGGCGCCGGCGATGAGCTGGTTATTCTTTGCATCGAACTGGATAACAGTACTGGGTTTTTCATTCTTGGCAATCTCTTTCAAATACTCGACTGGAACAAACCTAAAGGCCTTTTTAGACTTACTACATTTGCCATTTATGGCAACTCTTACTAGTAAGACGCGGTTAGTGACATAACAAAAACCTTTACTGATGTCGATATACATCCCTTCGAGGCGATCGCCGGAGCCTGTAGCTTTATTAACGGCTGCGAGTAATTTAACTGTTAGCATGCTGCGGCCTCCTCTTTTAATTCGGCTTCAAAATCTTTCAAAGCAGCATCGGCCAAATTGACAAGCTTTTTATTCTTGAATAGTGCACGCTCGGCAGCTCCTACTAAATGAGCTAAGGCAACCTCACCGCCGACAAGCGACTTAATGCGTGCAAGGCCTTCGGCTTCTATCGGGTTCCCTTCCAAGTCGGTAAGTTCGGAGTCACCTTCTGAGGCGTCTATCAGTAACTCACCTGTTTTCGGGTCGTGCCAAAACCAAATAAAACCGGCGTTGTTATATTCGGCAATTGCATGGCCGTCCTGATCCTGATACTCAAGGGAGTACGAAGTAAAGACCGCGGGATCGTCCCCGTCCATTGTGTCAGCCGGTTCAATTTCATTGAAAGCTTCGGCGATAACCGTGAGGCCCTTGAATGTGCGTTTTACAGAGGCCTGAGCATAATATCTGTATTCCATGGTCTCACTCCTATTAGATGTTGAGTTCACCGGCAAAATAGAGCTCATTGATGATCTCAAGGTCCTCAAGACCAAGGCGACGGGTTTCGCTGCCACTTGTAGTGCGACCGCTGGCAGTAACATAGGCGCCAACCTCATCTAACCAGTGGACGTATAAAGTAGGACCGCCAGCCTCAACTAATAAGAAGGCACCGCAATTATTCCTATCCTCGTCAAAGTATTTTTTGATATCGAGCGGGTCAATGAAGGGATTAACTAAATCAGTAATGAGTGCCGCGGTTTCGTCGAAGGTGAAAAGGCCCAACGTGTCTCCCTTTTCGGCGTGGTCGATATCTCCAAGTGCGTAGTCAATGAGTTTTTTGACATCGGAATCAGATAAGAATCTGTACAAGTCTCTAACAATGTCCAGGCGCTCAATATTCAGGCAAGCCGGGGCAAACTGGTAAACAGCGAAACAGCGGGCGGCTTCTTCAAGGTTATTTAAAACATTGTAGGCAGCACGGATGTCAGACAAGAAAGAGTTAATTTCGTCGTCCGGAGTTTCCAGAGGCTTACGGATTTCAACCGCGGCGGGAGCTGCCGGAAGAGTCAAACCGTCGATAATGTTTTTAAGGGCTGCAACTGCAAGAGGAGCCGGATAAGTGTTAGATGTGAAGTTTGTTGTCATATTTTTTACCTTTAAATATTGCTTTAAGTTGTGTATCGAATTAAATTCGATAACTGAATACTAGCACTAAAAAGCAATATAAAGCAATAAACAAAAAGCAATATCAGAGAATTTAAGGGAAAATACCTATACAGAATAGGAAAGCGGGGAGAGAACTAACGGGCCCGGAAATTGGAAAAAAGAAAGGAGGGGAATGGGAAAACTATTCCCGTTTAGAGGGGTTAGGGTGCCGAACGGGGAAATTTTTCTAAGTTGGAATATTTTTCCCTTGCAGTTTTGCGATTTTTTTCTTTATTTTTAGAACATTTTTTTATTAGAAGAAAATAGTAAATATACATATATAGAAGTTTTATAAAAAAACTGTCAAATCCTGTAAAACTGTAAAAGAGACTATTTTCACTGTTTGAATAAAAACTGTAATCGGTATTTAGAAGATTTTCGGCGCTTGTTTTCAAAAGTGGTAGAAAAAAGTTATTTCAAGTGGAAGGCGAGAACGCGCGCGGGGCCGGCTGCTCCTTCGGAAAAGCACTCAACATAATATCGGTTATGTTGAATAACTCCTTGAATAAGCGATAAAAATTAAGTAGAAAAAGCACGACCCCCACCGGGTGGCACCCCCGAAATTTTCGCCCGATTCCGCCCTCTACCTTGACCGAGTGGCGGGGTGAGTTTTGAACCATTTTCAATCGAACGGGAAAAATTTTCCCGTTTGAATCAAACGCCAAGAAAACCCTTAAAAATATTTTTATTTCCTTGACAAATAAAAAATTAAATACGAAACTATGTGAAACAAAACCCGGTTTCGGAGAAAAACAAAAGGATGAAAAACCTCGTTCCCTACAGCGAATCCCACAGGCGGATCGGGACTGATCACCCGCGAGCCGTCTACACGGAGTCCGATGTGGAACACGTCCTCTACCTCCGGAGCCTCGGTTGGTCCTACAGCCGGATAGCGGCCAAGATGGAAATGCCCAGAGCAACCGTTTGGTCGATCTCCTGCGGCAGGACGAGAGCCTTCAATGTGCGTTACTGGAGGCAGCCGCGATGAGCGATCGGACGCCGAAGCTCCGTATCCGACGGGTCATCACAGGTGCCAAAGATGCGCAGGAGGCAGAAAAAGAGCTCCAGAGAATCGTGTCCGAGCGTCGAAAGAAGCCGGTCAAGGAGCAGCGGGAGTGGGGTGGCAGGCTCGAAATGAAAGAGCAGGTGATGCCGCTTCACACGAAACCCACCGGTCCGATTCCGGTATCTGCGGACGGCTCGTGGACATTGTCTCGAAAGGCTTGTTTGCTGGAGTTCATTGCCAATGGAGGCTTGATCTCCGACTGGTGCAAGAAGGCCAAAGTGGGTCCCGGTTCGGTAGCGAGACTTGCGAGAAAAGATCCGGACTTTGCTAAGGCGCTGGACGAGGCCAAGTCCTTACGCAACGACGTATTGGCCGAGGAAGCGCTCGAGATCGCTACGACCCCGAAGGTGGTTGAGGAAGTCATTGAGACCACGGCAGCAGACGGCTCGGTGGTGCGCGCTGTCAAGCGTTACGACAATGTGTACGCCAGAAAGCTTGCCTTTAACGCTAGGCTAGAGCTGCTCAAGAAGTGGGCGCCGGAGAAGTATGGTGACACTTTGAAGGTTGCTATGAACGACAATCGGGCTCAGGCGATTCTGTCAGCCAGAAAGAGACTACAAGGGTCGGAGACATAAAGATGATGGAGTATTTAATCTGCTTCTTGTTTTTAGAGACAGCCTGCCTTCTCATTGTGGTCTTTTTGTTTGGACTTAAGCTATATAAGGTTCTCCTTGATATTCACGAGGTTTCTCTGGGTATAAGAGAGAACACTCGTACCCCGTTATGAGGGGAGAAGCCCTTTCTCATTTTTGAGCCTGTTCCAATCGGAGAAAACAGTGGGATTATTGCTTGTTTCGATACTGATAATTGAGCTGTTGCTCATTGTTATCTTGACTTGGATAGCAATGTTTTTACTAGCGTCACGTAACCGCAGCATTGCAACTCTCCGATCCATTGAGTGTGCGCTAATGTCGTTGCAGAGTAGATGCGCTGTAAAGAACTCTTCCTTAGATAAAGAGGAAGCAGGAAGTATCCAAGAAACATCTAACGAGGGCACAAGTAAAGCATTACCTTCTTGAGGAAGGTCTTCCCCAATTGCGGCACCTGCCGTTGACAGAGTGGCTGTGTACCCACCGTTTAGAAAGCCGCCCCAAAGAGTTTCTATTTCTTTGATGATCAAAGGCTCTTCACAAGGGAGAAAAGTGATATCTAGGAAGTAGGGTGCTACCAAACCAGGAAATGATCTGTCATAGCAAGTTCTTGTGATCGACAAGTTAATTTTTGGAAGCCTCTTTTGTCGATCGAGCTCTTCGATCTTTTTAATTTTCTCCTTTCTATCCGCCCAGCTTATGCAAAGTAAACAAAACGTAGCTATCCCAACAACTACTTGGGATATGTCAACAGCCAGTTTCAACCATGTCATTCCGGCTCCTACGATCTCAGTAAATTGTTGACTAAAGTCTCCCGCTCCTGCCGATAACTACTCCCAACACGTATTCGCACTGAAGATTCTCCTTGGGCCATTCGGGATTTGTGGAGGTGAGGAAGGAAGAGTTAAAGTCTCTGCCTTTAACGAACTTACGAAGCAAAGGCCCCTCGGAGTCAAAGTTCTTTGGTTCGGCTAACACATATGCTCCATCGGGCACGTCTTCAATGCTATTTATGTCAAATCGGAGGTAGACGAAGTCTCCAACCCTGATGTCTGGCTTTAAGGCTGAATCTTTTGCCTCAACGGCGGCGAGTTCGACCGAGTCGGACTCCACGGAGAAAGGAAGGGTAACCCATTTGTGTGTTTCGCCAAGTGATGCTGCGGGTTCTCTTACGACAGAGGTCAGATCTTCACCTGCTTTATCCAGCAACGGAACTAATTTTCTAGAGATGAGAGGTGTGTTTTCGTTGAAAGAGATTGACTCTTGACTTTCTCCGAGAAGCTGTGCTGAGGTCAGACCAAAGTAATTGGCGATAGTCGCGATAGTACCGGGACGGGGGAGCGTTTTTCCGGAAAGGATTCTGAGGACCGTGGTTGGCTGTAATCCTATTTTTGTCGCAAACGTAGTTGGCGCAAGGCCTTGCTCTTGAAGAAGGCGCTCTAGATTATCTTTTAAATACTTCATTTTTATTATCCTTATATTGCATAAAAGAGCTTTTAGTATATCAAACTCTCAGATTATCAAAACAAAAATCTAGAATGTAGTTAAGTGTGTTAATATTGCTTTATATTGCTTATTATACTTAAGGGGACATCCTATGGACTGGACGCCGAAAGGTATGGTTAACGCTCTTTGGAAGAGGGGTTATACATCTGCTTTTATAGCAAGTAAGTTTGGCGTTGCGCTATCGACAGTATTACGAACCGGAAGAGGAGAGGCATCAGGATGCATATTGGTTGAGAAAGGTATTCGGTCTTTTGTCAGGCAGCTTTTGAAGGAAGAGAAGGGAGCGGAAAAGAAGGCCGGAGGTCACCATGACTAAATCCTATATTCGAGAAAAAGGGCCATTGGTCGTCGTCAATGGCTACAAGGTTGTTGCCATCCGTCCTAACTCCAAAGCTCCGATCGGTAAAGCCTGGCAGGAGCACCCACTCATAGAAAAAGAATGTGCAGAGTATCCGGAAAAAGCGGCTGGTGTCGGTATCCTTTGCGGGGTCGGAGAAAATCCGATTTGCTGCCTGGATATCGATTGCTCCGACGGAGGAGTTGTTAAGGAAATTCTTGATATCCTTGGATTCGAGAAAACTGCATTAGTCCGTACCGGCCGAGCTCCGAGAAAGGCCGTGATCCTGAGAGCTGCGGCCGCAGGCTGGAAGAGCAGGGCGAGTAGGTTCTTTGAAAAGGATGGAGTGGTTATTCGTCTTGAGATTTTGGGTAAAGGCAAGCAGTTTGTGGCGTATCACATCCACGAGAAAACACAGATGCCCTATGTCTGGGACAATGCGGACGAGCAATGCGAGCCAGCCTACTTTCCAGCTGAGGACTTAGTGATTATTACTCAAGAAGAGGTTGAGGCACTCATTGCCGCCTTCGAGAGAATCGCAATAGCGCACGGCTATAAACCCGTAGGTCAGGCCTCCGGAGGCGGCAACAAAGACGATGATCCCTTCGGTACCGAGCCCTGCGGGTTGACGATTTCTCAGGCTAGAGAGATCGTCAATGGCGCCGGTATCGATAAGCCTGATTACAACACCTATATCCGAGTTGGTATGGCCCTTCACTTTGAGTTTCAGGGTGATGAGGAGGCTATGCTGATATGGAACGAATGGGCGTGCGATAAACCCGGCTATCGAGATTATGAGTCTCTAGCCTATAAGTGGAGCACGTTTAATCGCGGTGCGCATGATGATCCTGTCACCATGCGTTGGCTCATCAAAGAGTTCAACAAGTACCATGACAATTTTGAAAACGGGACCACGGAGTTCGATCTTTCAAAGCGCATGTACAAGCTTTTTGATGGGAAGTTAAAGCGGCTTGAAAACTACGACGAATGGTACCTCTTCAATGGCAAGCACTGGGACAGGATCGGAAACGATTATCTGACAGCTTTGGTTGCCCAGTCCATAGAGCACATCATGTTTCGGGCAGCAAAAGATGCACCGGAAGAATTGCAGAAAGCCGCTTGGTCGGAGTACGGGAAGTTCAAGGCAAAGGCCTCTTCCTTGGTCTCTCGTGTCGTTACAAATATGAAGCGAGAGTTTGCCCATCTGGTTAAGGCCAATGATTTCGATAAGGGAACTCAATACTTTGGAGTGGACAACGGGGACATTGATTTATTCACCGGAGACTTTCTGCCGCCTGATAAGCGAAGAAAAATCTCTTTATGCTCGGCTGTCTCGTACGATCCTGAGGCCAAGTGCCCTCGTTGGAGAAGAACGATTGAGGAGTGTTTGGGAAGTGAAAAACTTGCATTCTTTTTCCAAACCTTAATGGGCTATGCGTTGTCAGGAACGACGAAAGAAGAGCTCTTCATAATTCTCCACGGCGCCGGCTGCAACGGCAAATCGACCCTTATGCGAATCTTGGCCGGAGTGTTCGGAGAGTACTATCGAGCAATTAGTTCGGACACTTTCGCCTCGATTGTCAAAGGAGCCTCCACAGTAGGCGGGGCCCGAGCCGATCTGATCGCGCTTAAAGGTGCGAGGCTCGTTGTGGGTCAGGAGACCGACGAAGGAGCCCGTCTGAATGAGGCCGGCATCAAGAGCATGACAGGCGGCGATCCGGTTGTCGCTCGGCAAATGTATTCGTCGACGGTTGAGACCATCGATCCGACATGGACCATGATTCTTTCGACTAATCATCTCCCCGTGATTAAGGCCACAGACGACGGTATTTGGCGGCGCCTTGTTTTCCTTGAGTTCCCGAGGAACTTTGATAAAGATCCTCAAATCAAAAAAGATTTGAACCTTACGGATGAGCTCAGGAAGGAGCTTCCCGGAATAATGAACTGGGTCTTGGAAGGCTTGGCCCGTTATCGAAAAGAAGGGCTGAATGTCCCAGATGAAGTTCGTTTCCTAAAAGAAAAACTAAGAGAAGGCTCAGACGTATTGGAACGCTGGAGAACCGAGCGGCTGGAGCCTTGCAAGATAGAACCCGGTCAAGGTCTAAAGAGTAAGGATGCATGGAATGACTTTTTGCGCTGGGCTCGGGACAGCGAAGAGGAGGTCGGGCAGTTTACGAAAGCATCTTTCACTCGTGCCTTGAAAGAAAAAATCAAAGACGGTCGTATGTCTGGAACCCGATGGGTGTTTCAAGGTGTCAAACTCAGAGAAGAGGAGCAGGAAGAATGGTAGATGTTAAAGGTGTTACTTCTGAAGAGGTCATTGAGCTGATGGCTCAGCAGCCGTTAGCTCTCAGAAAGAGGATTACAGAAACTTTACAGCACGGAGTCGCAGGAGATCGAGAAGCTGTTGATTGGCTCGAAGGAACCCCTGAGTCGAGAAAGAATGCGGTAAGAAGGCTCGTTAAGGAAGCCTTGGACGACGGGGTCTCTTTAGATAGCATTAAGCTTCGCTGTGCAGGGATGAACTACTTGCTTCTCTGCCTGGGTGAGTTTATCAAGGACTCCAAAGAGGTGATAGAAGAGTTCGAGCAGGCGAAACCGTAATGTAACTGTCTACATAACTCAAAGGTTTTGAATGATGATTAGGCCCATCTACACGGTGGGCTTTTTCTATGGCTGTAAATCAAGATGATATTTATCTCGAACTGGCGAAGTGCTACGACGATCCTCTGCGGTTTGTGATGTGGGCCTTTCCATGGGGAGAGCTGCCTGAAACGTCTGTCGTAAAGCTCAAGGAGCCGTGGGCTTCCCGTTACCCAAACTGCCAATTCGGTCCGGACGAGTGGGCCTGCAAAATGCTCGATGATATAGGGGCGTCCGTTAAGGAGAGAGGCTTCGACGGTTCGCAGGCGGTTGATCCGATCCGAATGGCTGTCTCTTCCGGGCATGGTATCGGAAAGTCAGCTTTTACTGCGTGGCTTGTGTGTTGGATTATGGCTACCCGTCCAAATTGCAAAGGCGTGGTGACGGCGAATACGGCCAACCAGCTCGAAACAAAAACATGGGCTGAGATTACGAAGTGGATGCGCCGCTCACTCGTTGCGGACATGTTCGATATGAAAGCCACTTCCATCGTTTCCAAAGAGTCTCCCGAATCTTGGCGAGTGGATGCGCTGACTTGCCGAGAAGAAAACGCAGAATCCTTTGCCGGTCTGCATGCCGCTTCTTCGACTCCGTTCTACATTTTCGACGAGGCTTCTGCTATTCCTGCCGCCATCTATGAAGTTGCCGAAGGCGGTTTAACGGACGGTGAGCCGATGATGTTTCTCTTTGGAAACCCAACGCGATCTTCCGGCCGTTTCTATGACTGTTTCCACTCTAAGGCTAAGTTTTGGGATATTCGTAAAGTTGACTCCCGCACCTGTCATATCACCAACAAAAAGCAGATTCAGCAATGGCTTGAGGAGTATGGAGAAGATTCTGACTTCTTCCGTGTTCGTGTCATGGGTGAGTTTCCTAACGCATCCAGTTCGCAGTTTATTCCGACAAAATCGGTTGAAGAAGCGATGGCTCGCCCGGGCGGAGGTCTTAAAGCAAACCTTGCCATTATCGGAGTAGACGTGGCTCGCTACGGCAACGACGAGACAGTGATCTACTACAGAATCGGACGTGACGGACGACTTCCTTTCGAGCGTTACAGAGGCTTGTCTACGGTTGAGGTCGTCTCTAAGGTCAAGGCGGCAATAGCTCGAATCCGGCGTCTTGGATTTGAGGAAGTACGTGTGCATGTGGACGAAGGCGGCGTGGGAGGAGGCCCCGTCGATGTCCTGCAAGACGACGGGTATTTTGAGGTCTATGGCGTCAACTTCGGATGGAGTGCTGATGACCCGACGGCCTACCGTTTTAAGCGCGACGAGATGTGGGGGCGCATGAAGGAGTGGATTAAAAACAAAGGTCTATTGCCCCAAGACGAGGGACTTTTGGCCGACTTGATTTCTCCTGAATACGAGATTTTGCCAAACGGTGCAATCAAGCTTGAGAGTAAGGACTCCATGAAAAAGCGTGGGCTTCATTCGCCCGATATCGCAGACGCACTGGCTTTGACTTTTGCTTATGAGCTTCCGGAGTATGGAATCGCTCCTAGAACTGAAAATGTCCAAGGCTTAGACAGGAATGCCTACGACCCCTTCGCTTAGGGTGTCTACATAATGAAAAAAATCTGCCCGACAATTGCTCTGTAAAGTTTGATGGAGATAAGCCAGTGAATGTAAGTGTTTGGGTAAACATTCTTATCTGGGAGCTAGATGTTTATCTCGGATTATTGATCGTTAAAGAAGTAATAGCGCTGTTTAAGAGATATGCCAGAGATTGAAATCCGTCCCGTAAGTGCCAAGGACTTTTTCTCGTATCCAGAGGCACGACGTTTGATAAAGGAGTATTCAAAGGAGTGCGCAAACAGAACCTTGGCTTCTTCACCTCCCAATGAGGATCAGTATCTCAAGCTTGAAGAGCTGGGACTTTTGAAAGCTGCGGGCGCATTCAACGGGGATACGATGGTTGGCTTTGTAGTTGTGGTCTTTTCTTTTGTACCGCACTTCAAAGAAGAAACGCTTGCTTCTACAGAGAGTTTGTTCCTGAGCAAATCCTTCAGAACCGGAAATAATGGCCTCAAGCTCTTACAGTGGGCGAGGAACACCGCAGTTCTTTTTGGCTCAGCAGGTCTTTTTGTCTCGGCGCCGGCCGGATCAAGACTTGAAAAACTGCTCAGTCACAAAGCAGAGAAAA